GCGATAGCTCCTTTTTTGTTGCTTTCAATACGGTATGTGTTCCACCGCTTACAGTTTATTATTGTAGGTATGAGATCTGCAATGATTGTACCAAGCATAGATATATTCTTCTGTTGCATGGTTGTCTTTTTTCCCCTATCAACATAAACAATTACGCAAAATCTGTACCTTAACGCGAATATCACTGGTTTTGCGTAAAAGTTAGACCCCCTATAGTAAAATCCCCTCAAACTAATCAGTCTGAGGGAACATAAACCACACATGAATATTTACTTGAAATCCTTCTAACCCTTTGATATCAACCTATTTCTTCTCTATCAACACCACCGTCTCCACATGCATGAAGATGTTATAACGGGTGAAAAGGAAACAGTAGTACATTTGAAATTCAATTTAAATCTAATTAATGAACTCAACCTCTATTTCTTTCATATTCAATTCTTTTGCTGCTACATACTTCGCAAATCCATCAACTAATACCATATTCAAATCAATTTTTATACAATTACTAAGCTTTCCATACTTTAAATAATCTTGCTTAAAATTATCTACTTTATATCTCTTTGGTGGGGTTTTTAAAAAGTCTTCTGATATTATAATATCCTCCAAATTTATACACTCTCTTCTATTTGCAACAGTAGCACAAACCTCATCAATTGCAGCTTCCTTTTTTACATCCTCTAGGTCTAAATCTTCCTTATTTCTACATAGTGGGTTATTACTATTTTTATCACCATCCACAATGTTATCATAGGGAATTATATTACCGTTTTCTATTATATAATTTGCTATCTTATTTAAAATATGCTCATTACCATACCTTTTAAAATAATCTAAAGACCCAATTACTAACAGATCATTCATAACTCTTGAAAATGCTACATTTAATCTCGCTAAATCAGAAAAATAATTTGTTGGTTTTCTTGATCTTGTAGTACAATATATAACTATTTCAGCCTCATCACCTTGATATGCATCTATTGTATTTACTGCAATATTATCATTAGATAAATTAAATCCACTTTCTCTTATAGCCTTAATTATTAATCTCTTTTGTCCCTTATATGGACATATAACTGCTATTTTATTATCTATAGAAATTTCATTTCTTATTTCTCTAACAATATTAGCAACTACTGATGCTTCGTACTCATTAACAACACTTTTTTTATTAATTGATTTCTCATGAAAATCTTTTACATTAGACATATCTAAAAAATTTAAATTCTTCGGATAGTATATTGGCTTTTGACTGTATGTAGGCTCACCATTTTTCAATTTACCTTCATAAAAACAATCACTTATCATTTTTCCAATAATAGCAGGCATTCTATATTGTGTTGTTAGCATAGATTTATTTGTTTCTGGACAACTCTCATATAGCCTCTTAAATAAACTTTTTGAAAATAGTTCATCCTCACAATATTGTTTATCATCTAACTCTATTTTATCAGAATCTAGCAAGGCTGGATTAATTACTGGTGGAAGTTGCTTATGATCACCAATTAAAATAATTTTTTTAGCTCTATTTAATGGAATAAGCATTTCCGATGGTAATGCCTTTCCAGCTTCGTCTATTATTACTAAATCAAACTCTACCCTATCTAACCCTATTTGTCTTTGCATCAATCCTAAGCAAGTAGCTCCAACAATTTGATGATTTTTAACTAATAGCTCTCCAATATTAGCATTATACTTTTGAGGGCCCTTATTAATAATAGCCTTCCATTTAATTAAAATATCCCTATTATATCCATCTTCTGCTTTATCAAGTATACTAGATATATAGTTATTATATTTTTGATCAAAACTCACTTCATTTAATGCATCATCAATTTTATCTACATGTCCACATCTGATCATTCTTTTACTTATATCAGAATCTAAACCTTTTAATACATTGTCAATGGCTACATTAGCTTGCGAAACAATAAGTATTCTTGAAAATGAGTACATTCTAAGTTGTTGCCTTATTATTTCTCTAATTACCGTTGTTTTTCCTGTTCCAGGTGGACCTTGAATTAAAAATATATTTTCTTGCTCTAATGCTTTGATAACCGAATCTTTTTGTGCATCATTTGATTCCAATTTTTCATTGAAAAATTTTTCTATATAAATGTCCATTTTTTTTGATTCAATATTTTCACCATTAAGAATATAGGATTGAAGCTCACTATTGGATAGCCTTCCACTCCTGAAATCATTTATTGCTAGTTTTTGTTGAATTTCAGGATAACAAAAATTTTTACAATAAACTGGTAAAACTTCTAGTGAGAAATCCGCATCCATTGCTGCATACACATATAATCTATCTGCCTTGGATGAAAACTCTACTGTAGCATATTCTCCAGATTTTAATTCAATAAAAAATTCTTTTTGGTAATTATCATATACTTTTTGAAGATATTCCTTTACTTCATCAGTATTTGTAATTGGCACTTCAAATACTGGTGTTTCTGTTCTTTTATCAAATCTTACAAAATTAGGCTTGTCTACTTCGCATAATACATTAGGTCCTTTATAAAGATGATTAATTAATTTATCAGTAACTTCAGCCCATTTATTAAAATAAAACATACCTTCTGTGCTTTCTTTTAATGCCTTTTGAACTCTAAACTCCTTAAATAGCATTATACCTAAGTTATTCATATTTATATAATTCTCTTCTTCTAATTCCTCAGTGTCACACGAGTTAACCATTGTTAAAGTAGCTTCCATAACAACAAAAATATCCTCTGGTTTAAAATTTTCATCAAGACTTAATAATTTATCAAATTTAAAATAATTTTTTTCTTCCACTACAATACTTGCGCTAAAAACTAACTGATCACCTAACTGTAATTTTATCTGAGTTAAATCTGACATAGAATTTTCATCTAAAGGACCAATTTTCCATTCATCATCTATATTGTCAATTTCATTATCTGAAATATAGTCAATAAATTCTTTTGTAGCTTCATCTGAAAACACCATTGGTAATGTAGAAAATTGAAATGCTTTTAAGCTATCTTGATATTTTTCACTCACTTCTACATCATAATATAGAGAATAATCCCAATTTATTGGATATACTCTAAGGGTGGCTCCACATGGTGGTGTTCTTCTTGGATTTTCAAGATTTTTTCTGCTTAAAATTAACTGTAATCCTTTATAATCCAATATGATTTTTCTATTTTCTCTATGCTCTACTACTTTTGCCTCTATGCCAATTCTAGTTTGATTGATTGCAATATGTTTTAGATATCCTTTACTTGCCGATAATATATGTGCAAAATTATTAAAATCAAATTCTGTTATCATTACAGGAACTGTTGAATTTTCATCAACAGCTTCAATAACATCATCTTCTTTAAATGTATATGCTATTTTTATATTATTTTCAATATATTCCGTAATTTCTCCCTCAGTTAATTTGCTTTTGGGAAAAAACATTAATTTGCCAGAGTAAGGATATTCTTCTGGTAATCTGAAAGAAAATAACACAAAATCATCATCTATTTTATTTATATACTTTAAATTTTTCTTATATTGATTAAGATAATGCTTATATGCTATTACTTTACATCTTGCCTCTTGAAGTTCTCTTTTCAGATGTATCATCGCATCAGCCCTAAGCATACTTTTTTGATTTTTATTTAACCTACTTATTCTATCGATTGCGTCTTTAATTTCTATCTCTATCAATTTTTTGTTTTCTATCTGCTCTTCAATTTTCATATAAATATTATTAATAAACTTTTCAGTCTCTTCTTGGTATTTACCTATGAATTTTACTCTCTCTTCTGAAATTTGTTCATTCTGTGTTTGATAAAACTCTTCCTCTGATATCTTATATCTTAATAGAATATCATTTAATTCTCTTTGCTTTCTTAATTTATAGTCATCATAATTATTAAGTATTCTTTCTTGAGTTCTTTTTTCTTCTTCAGTTAACTCGTCAAATATAAATGACATAACTGCAGCTCCAACACCCAATACAGCTAAGCCACCTGCAATTAATCCTATCATCTCTTATCCCCGCTTATTCTTCTGTAAATTCAGCATCAATAATTCTATTTTGTCCTGACATTATAGAAATAGAGTGTTTTAATGTATCTATACAGTTTTGCATATCCCTAAATATAAAATCTGGTGAAATTGCAATTTGATTTCCACTAAGAATCGCATCATAATATTTAGAATATATATCTAAAACTCTATCCAATATTCTTCCTTGCTCATCAATTAATTTCATTTTAACTTCATGGTCTAGTTTCAATCTTAATTGCATAGTTTCATGATTACCCCTATTGTCCTCTATTTCTTTATCAATATTTTTCAATTTCACTTTAATATCTTCTCTATATATTTCTAATTCCTTATGCATATTTGATACATCTTTTTGTAAGTCTATTTCTAAAATTCTTAATCTTTCATTTGACTCAACTTTTATTCTATCAGTTTCAATTCTTGCTCTTTCAGTTTTGTTTTTTTCCTCAATTATAGTCTTAGTAAGGCTTGATATCTGGTCAAAAACTTTTATACCCGAGTCAATAATATCAAGTGGATTTATTCCACCAGATTTCTTTCCGCCTCCGCTTTTAGTGCCTTTAGCACCAGTGGATTTTGTATTTTTACCCATATTAATACTTTTTCCCATAAGTTACTCCTCCTAATTAATACTTTTAATTAACTTATTATATAAAATTTGAGTTTTTCTAAATTCTTCATATAAATCGTGAATATTATTTTTTTCATCTTCATTTTTATTTTGAATATTAATGCATTCTTCAATTTTATTCAAAATCACCTTGTATCTACGTGCATTTGTTATTACTAACTCATTAATCTTCTTTTGTTCCTCATATTTATAATTAAATCCATTCATATTTAATTCAACAAATCTTCTATACTCATCTATCTCTTTTTCTAGCTTAACTTTCTCAAGTTTTAAATCTTCATTTAATTTTTGCTGCAATAAAAATAATGCTTCTTCAGTTTTTTCTTTTTCTATCTCAACTGCTCTATCAAGGGTTTGCTTCATATAATTTATTTGTTTTCTTAATTCATTAGTACGTTTTTTCTCTTCCCCATAACTTATAACACTCTCTGCTAATTCGAGTACTTTTATTCCAACGTCTACAGCAAGCATTGGTACATTTCCAGAACTTGCATTATAAGCTATACCTGAACAATCCATTGCCATTTTACCTAAAAATCTAAATGCAACATTATTGGCCATCTCCTATCTCCTTTTGCAAATATTTTGAATTAACATTGTTATAAAAATTTAATACTGCTTCTTCTACAAATTGCACTTTATAATTTTCATCTAAATTCAATATATTTTTTAATTCTAAGTAATCTAATTCATTAACATCATAAAGTCGTGGTAAATTCAATTTATATAATTTAAATTTACTACTGTTTTGTATAAAATCAGTAATTAATTGTTTAGTAGCAGTATCATAAAAAACATCGTTAAGATTATTTTGTAACACTTGTTCTTCTTGCCAAATATCTATAATATTTTTAGCTTTTGGGGATAATAATTCATTATCAAATATATTAATATTTCTTAAGGTATCCAACGTGTATCGGTATTTTTCTAACTGTTGATTCTCTAAATTTATTTTTAATTTTACTATTTGCCTTACTATAGAAATATCAACTTCATCATCCTCTTCTTCTACATTAAGAGCCATATCAATTGTATCTATTTCATCAATATATAATAATTTATATAAGCTCCCCTTTTGATAATTCAAACTTATATTAATACTATCTATTTCATCTTCACATAAATTAAATTTTTCATATATATCAAAATTAAACTTATCTATAAAAAACTCCTTGGAATTTCCATAATTTTTATTCTGATATAATTCTTTAACTATATCTACTTTCAATTTTTGAATGCTATCTTCACATAAATCTTCACTAATAATTACCCCGTCATCTTCCATTATAATCCCATTAAAACAATTGATTTGCACTTCAGTAGATGAGTTATTTATGTATTCCACAAACTCAATAACTTTAAAATAACTTTTACCAAGTTCAGTTAATACAAAATCTAGTTCATTACTTTCAATCAATCCCCATTTTTCAAGATGAAATATTTCTTCTCTTATTAAATACTCACCCAATTCAATAGTTATATTAATATCATCAATATTAAATCCTTTACCTAATGAATATAAAATAAATTGAGTAAATTCTCCCATTTGTTCTATTAATGTTGAATTTATACATAGACCAGCCTTCATTATTGGACAATATACTTTCAGTTTTTCTTTTAACTTACATCTATTCAATTTACTTGTGTCAGTCATTCGTCTACTCCCTTGCCACATTCTTGTAACAGCTTAAATATAGGTATAATATTCCTTATTATACCTATATTCTACAATAGATTTACTTATATTTCTATAGACTTGAGAATCTTTATACTACTTCTTTAATAATAGCACCAGTTTTATAAACAAACTCCACCTCCACCAAACTTATCACCTTTACCTGCTCCACCATCTGTGAAAAAAGTTCCTCATCAAACTTTTTAATAATATCTTCTCTCCCATCTAATACTTTTTTAATTTCCTTTACTTTCTGAAGCCCCTTCTCCCTTATTAAATCCGTATTATCAAACTTAGCTTTCTTTTCTTTTAGCTGCTGCATCTCTTCTTCGAGCCTTTGATATTCCTCATCATAAATCTGATTATCTAAGCCACTTCTTACATTCAGCCTTACCAAGTTCATCATCTGCTCCTTAAGTTCTTCCAGCCTTTCATTTATTGCCTTTAGATCATTACTATCTTCTTTGCTTTCTAATACTCTATTTATATTTTCCATCATGTTTGAAATAAAAGCTTCTTTATTTTCAATAACCTTATTTATAGATTTAACAAAAGCTGCTTTTAATTTTTCTTCATCTACTGCTTGCATATTACAAGCTTCATTACCATTATCAATATGGTTAGCACAAAGCCACACATACTTTTTGTATTTTTCGCTTCCACCCCATCTTTTTCTCCTAAACTTACTGCCGCAATTGCCACATATTATCTTTCCTGAAAAGGCATATTTATTGGTATGTCTACTTTTTGTTTCTTCTGAGTATCCTATTAGATTTGCTCTCCTATCTATTTCTTCCTGGACCATTTGAAATGTTTCTTTTGATATTATTGGTGGATGGCTATCTTCAACATAGTATTGTTGAACTTCTCCTTTATTTTTAACTCTCTTATGTGTTAAAAAATCTACTGTTACAGTCTTTTGAAGTAGTGCATCACCTGAATACTTTTCATTTCTTAAAATCTTTTGTATTGTTGAGTCATGCCACTTTCTTCCCCCTGCACCTGTTAAAATATTATCCTCTTCAAGACCTCTTGCTATTGCTCTTATACCTTTTCCCTCTAGGTATTCTTTATATATCCTTCTAACTATTTCAGCCTGTTTTTCATTTATAATAAGTTCTCCATTTTCATCTTTATCATAGCCTAAAAACCTTTTATGGTTTACCCTTATCTTTCCTTGTTGAAACCTTCTAACTATGCCCCATCTGCTGTTTTCAGAAATATTTCTTGATTCGTCTTGCGCAAGGGAGGACAAGATCGTTAGGAGAACCTCTCCTTTTGAATCCATGGTATCTATATTTTCTTTTTCAAAATATACTGCTACACCTTTTTCTTTTAAAAGTCTTACATATTTTAAGCAGTCCAGTGTATTTCTAGCAAACCTTGAAATTGACTTGGTTATTATCATATCAAATTTACCAGCAAGAGCTGATTCAATCATTTTATTGAACTCAACTCTATGCTTTGTATTTGTTCCTGAAATTCCCTCATCTGCAAATATCCCAGCAAATTCGTACTCTGGTTTACCTTTAATATAACTTTCATAATAAGTAACTTGTGCTTCATAGCTGGTAAGCTGTTCCTCCGTATCTGTACTTACTCTACAATAAGCACAAACCCTCTTTTTAGTTTCTCTTTGAACTCCATTTATAACAGCCACTTGCCTTGCTGGTATTACTGAAACCCTTGGCATAAAAATTCCTCCTTTATTGAAGTCCGTTGACTCCTCTCTTTTTAATAAATTTTTCTTCAACCTTCATTCCATTCTTAAGGTAAAATTCTAGATGTGTAGTTGTTATAACTACTACCTTTTCGATTAAGTTTTCAAATATATAATCATCAAACTCTGTAAGAGTGTTTTCTCTCATTTCAATTACTCTTCTTATTTCTTTACTTCTTTTTAAAGTTTCTGCATATTTGTCATTATCAAAAGCTACTGTATCTTTACTATTTTTAAGTTCCTGTAGCCTTTCATTTAGGATTTTATACTTTGTATCAAACGCTTTCTCCTGCAACTCGCCTTTAATTTGCTGTCTTACAAGGCTCTTGATGTCTTCATTAATATTTTCTATTTCTCTATCTATTTTGAATACATCTTCACACTTTGCACTTTGCTTTAAAACTTTATCTATATTGTCAGTAAAGGTTTTGAAAAACTCTTCCTTACTTTCATAAAGCTTATTAAACATTCTTACAAAGACTGCTTTTAAAGTAGCATCATCTATTGCTTTCATATCACATTTACTTTTTCCTTCATTAATATATGTGCTGCATTGCCATACTATCTGCTTGGATTTTGCTTTGCTGTTCCAAGTCCTTCTTTTAAAGACCTCTCCACAATTACCACATATTATTTTGCCACTAAAAGCATACCTCTGAGTATATTTATTTCTCCCCTCAGGAACATTCCCAAAGTCTAATGCTCTTTTATTTATTAGAGCTTGTACTTGTAAAAACTCTTCTTTTGAAATAATAGCTTCATGACTGCCTTTAACCTCATATTTAGGTGATTCTCCTTGGTTCTTTTTTCTTTTATGGGTTAAATAATCTACTGTTATTGTTTTTTGAAGTACTGCATTCCCATAATATTTTTCATTACTCAAAATTCCTTTTATCGTACTACCCTGCCACACTTCCTTATCTGTTACAGTTTTAATCTTATCTCTTTCAAGTCCTCTCTTTATTTCATTTAAACTACTACCATTTAAGTATTCTCTATAAATCCTTTTAACTATTTCAGCCTCTCTAGGATTTATAACAAGCTTTCCTTCATCATTTTTGTCATACCCAAGAAATCTCTTAACATTAACTTGTATCTTTCCTTGTTTAAATTTCTTTTGAAATGCCCATTTTGTATTTTCAGAAATATTTCTACTTTCATCTTGAGCTATGGAGCTTAAAACACTTAAAATCAATTCACTATCTGCACCTTTGGTATTTATATTCTCTCTTTGAAAATACACTCCAACATTTAGGCTTTTTAAATATCTAACAGTTTCTAAACAATCTGCTGTATTCCTTGCAAATCTTGATATGGATTTGGTAATAATTAAATCTATCTTACCAAGTTGGCAAGATCTTATCATCTTATTAAATTCTGTTCTATTGGATGTTGCTGTTCCTGATATTCCTTGATCAGCAAAAATCCCTGAGAACTCCCATTCCCTATTTCCTTTAATATAATCTTCATAATAATTGCTCTGTGTTTCTAAAGATTCTGCTTGCTTTACACTATCTGTACTTACTCTGCAATAAGCACAAACCCTTGTCTTTCTTAATGCAGTTTCATCAATAGCCACTTTATTCTTTGCTGCAATAGCAGTTATTTTCTTCAATATAACCCCTCCTCCCTTTCAAGGTAGTCACATGTTACCTCTACTACAGCCTCATAGCAAGTTAATTAGCTTGTGGGAACATGTAAAAAAATCTAAAAAATTATGGGCTTGAACTACTATAGCTCAAGCCCATAATCTATCTATTAAAAGTCTTTTTATTTTCATCATCTATTTTAATAAATTCTTCTTTCGTTATAAATCCATCATCAAGAAGCTCTTTCAAAATTGATCTACTTATTAAGTATGGTACACTATTTGTTTGTACTTGCATCCTAATCCTCCCCAAAATTAAAACCGCTACTTAAAACCTTAAGTAACAGCTACTTATTAAAAATCATAATTGTTGCATCAAAGCCTGCTGTCTTTAATTTCTGCACTTGATTTTCAGCATTTTCTCTTACCTTATAAGAACCTGCCATTACTCTATACAGAGTTTCTTCGCTTGCAGATTGTATTGGTGCTGAGGCTTCGATATAATCCACTCCTATTTGAGCTAATATTGCTTTTGCTAAAGCCTTTATTATTTCATTTGTCTTTGAATCAAATAAATTATTATCCCCTGTGTTATCAATAAAACCTATCTCCACAAGAACTGCTGGTGCTTTGGTTTCTCTTAACACATGATAGTTTGCTTCTTTAACTCCTCTATCTGTAAAACCTAATGCTACAAGAGATGTTTGTATCCTTTGTGCTAATGCTTTTGACCTTGTACTAGCATTTAAGTATGTGTAAGTTTCAACCCCTCTAGCTTTTTCTGGCTCATAAGCATTCCTATGAAAGGATATGAAATAATCATAGGTATTTCTATTTTCAAAATTACTTCTATCATTAAGACTTACTGTAACATCGGTCGTTCTTGTTTCATCAACTGTAACTCCATGCCTTCTTACCTCTGCTGCTACAGCTCTACCTATGCTTAGAACATCATTACTTTCCTTTCTGCCATTATAGCAAGCACCGCTGTCTTCTCCACCATGTCCATAATCAAAACATAATCTAGCCATTACTCTTATCCTCCTTATTTAACTGTTCTAAAATATCTTTTAGTTTTTGTGGTATTGGTAAGCCTATCTTAGCTGCATTTTCTATAATACTTATACCTTCATTTGAAACATAGAAAAAAATAACAGCAGTACGAATTGCACTACCGTTCTTAATCAAATGAACATCTATTATGTTTCCTATGCCTACCAATGCAAAAATTAGTACCTTTTTAAATATACCTCTAAATCCTACTTCACTTGATAGCTTTTTCTCTAGCACTGCTACCATAAGACCTGTTACATAATCAATAATAACAAAGGTAATCAATGCATACATAAAGCCATCAACTCCTCCTAAGAACCAACCAATATAGCCACCAATAGTAGCAAATATTGCTTGAATAATATTAATTGAATTTTTCATTTTCCGCTCCTCCGTATCTTCTAATTTTATTTATAGTTTCTAGTAAATATCCTCACCATAATTTATTAAATCTACTTCAAACATATATTGTACTTTCATTGTATTTGCTTCAGTTTTCTCAACTGGCTGTGCAAGTTTTGTATGTGCTCCTATAGGTCTACTAGTTAAAAGTCCTTGTATCCAAATCTGCACATAATTACTACTAGAATATAAGTACCTGCCAATCCACCTATCTGTTCCTAATATATTCTGATAGTAATAATAGTTATAATTACTAGGGTAACTGAAATACATTTTATAAGCTTCTAACAAATTCCCTTGTGGTGTTATAACTTGATAAAAGCTTGTACCACCTTGCGCGCTTGTATAATATAAATAAATTCTATTAGCACTTCTATTAAAGCCATAGATATAACATCTTCTTTCAATGTTTCCACTGTCCATACCTCTAGTTCCAAACCAAGTACAGTTACCTATTTTAGGCTTGATATTCATATCCTGAACTTTATTTCCTGCTGAATCTATTCTAATCCATCTATTTGTATAAACAGTTTCATTGAATTGAGTATCTGTTCTCTGAGTATATCCAACAATATCAATACATCCATCTAAAAAAATCCCATCACTTGAAACTGATGAATAAGTAAATGGCACATTATAAGATGTATCTTTAAATACTTGGCTCATATTTATATCTACATAGCTACTTTGTACTCCAACCTTGGTCCACTTATATATTCTTATAAAGTTTTCACTATTTATTGAATAGAGATAATATCCCATAAAGATAAGTTCCCCATCTGGTTGCATATAAGGACATACATGTGACAGCCCATCATATTTCTTTACTGAATTATTACTATCAATTACAAGAGGATTTCCATCAGCATTTAGTAGTTTCACTATTTGATCCCAAAGAACAATATCATTTGTATTTAAATCAAAAGGAACCATAAGCCAATGTCCCTTTAAGCTTTCTGGAAATTGAAGATAACTTGTTTGGGTTACACTTGTATTTTTCCCATCTAACAAAACCCATCCCTTTGTTGGACTTGTAAACTTTATGGTCTTTCCATAGGAAAACAATATATATGAACCCCAATATCGCCTTGGAGCTGTTGTGTTATAAATTGCATAATCTGTATCTCCACCTTCACGCCCATATAAGGTTGCTCCAGAATAAAAATAATCTTTATTATCAGGATCACTTTCAGCCCAATATATACTTTCTATTTTTCCGTTGGCAGCATGGGTTGGAAAATCATATACAAAATTGACCTTTATTTTATTATCTGTAACTTCAAATTTTGTTTCTGCTCTATTTATAGTTCCTCTTCTAGTATCATTACCTGAGTAAGTATTATTTCTATGAGCATAGCCTATAACATTTCCCATAACTCTCTGCTCATTAATATTTTCTGGTTTATCGTTATCAGTTAAGTATAAGTATTCAAACCAGCTGTAATTATCACATCTTCTTGTATTTCCTGCACCCATAATACCTTGAACGAAATGTCCTAAAAAAGTATCTTTAAAATATAATTCAGGTATTAAATTTTCAGTATATGCTTCCTCTATCTTTTCTTTAGTTTCTGCATTAAAAAGCTCTAGTAAAACCTTACCTTTTATACCCTTATGAGCTTTGAGCTTTTTGTCTTTAACTTCTTTTCCTGTAAGATAGTTTTTGTTGTAGGATATACATTCATATATTTTTTCCTCTTGCTTCATATCATCACCCTTAATCGTAGAAAATTTTTATTTTTCTTAGCTTACATATATCCGCTAAAGTTGGTTTTTCAAAAATATATACAACCCTTAGTTTTCTCTTTATATTTAGCAAATTATTAAGTGCTGCGTAATCTATATTTAATTGACTTGAAGGAGTTATTCCATTATTTAAAAAGGCAACAGTATCATTTATATCTATCACTTCATATTTAGCTGAAGTAGAATTGTAGGTTAAAAAGCTTACTCCCTCATCTACACTTAAAGCTATTCTTATTTTTCCATTAGTGTTTATATCATTCCCATTAGAATCTTTCTTTGCATAACTAAAAACCACTTCTATTTTGCTTATACTCTTACCTTGATGTATGTCAAAATCACTTATTTGACTTATTACTTTAGGCTTACTTGTAACTGTTTCTAATATCTGAAGCTTATGGTTTTCCTTACTTCCCTTTACTTCTGGATTGTCCGTATAATAATAAAGCATTGGAGAATTATCTATTAATCCTTCCATAGAAACAGGAACAGTATCTACTCCAAAAGCTTTAAACATATCCTCTGTAAGTGGCAACTCTCCAATCTTAATCCACTTTGAAACTCCGTTTATAGTCTGATAATTTTTAACCACTTCACTGTCCACCATTAAATACTTACTAACACAAGGAATATAGGAGCCTTCTTGTATCACATAGTTCTTTCCTGTTACATCTGATGGCGTGAAGATATAAGACTTGCCTGCTGCAAGTGTTAAAGATTGAGTACCTATTCCTGGGTTAATAAAACTATTTGTTCCATTGTTAGGTATCTTCTCTATCACTAATCTTATAACTCCTGTTTCAAACACAGATAGTTCCCAAATTAAATCATTACTTCCCCAGCTTCCATAAGAACTGTTTCCTTCAAATCTAACTCTAAATAAATTAATGCTATATTCTACTTCCTTTGCATAAAACAAGTTGTTATAACTGGCATCTCTTCTATTTATACATAGCTGTTCACTGCCTGCTCCAAAGCCAATCCACGTATTACCACTGGTATATAATTGTCTTATTGCAGTACCGTTATAGTTAAAATTGAATCCTATATCAGGAATAGTAACAGTAGAGTCATCATTTCTTGTACCAAATAAAGTCATTCCTTGATTACCTTTAGGAAGCGTAATCGCACTTGTTACTGGCATAGTTATCTCCTCCTAAGTTTGTTTTAAATTAATAGAAATTGATATTAAATCTTTATACTTACTTTTATCTGGAACCTTAGTAGCATAAATTACTCCACTACCTAGTTCCTGAACAAATTCACCTTCACTTGATAAAATGGGTTCCTTTATGGTTGCTCTATTATAATAGTCATAAGTCCCATCTTTATTCTTTTCAAAGTCAGAGTTGAAATTAATCCATTCTCTATCGTATGAATATCCTATACTCTTTTCAGCTGCAAATTCTTCTATGATTCCCATAACGTTTAGATTAATATCTGCTACTTTATTTTCTATCTCACTGATTTTGAATCTGTTATTAAAATTAATATAATTGCAGCTTTCCATTGAATTTGATAAGGTATCTGATATCTTTTTAAAAGAGTAATCTTTATTTACAGTAAAGCTATTAATCTTTATATTGAACAAATTATATAAAAAGGTATAAACAACTTCTGCTCTTGGGATACTTGCACTGAGCCCTCCCTCAAGATCTCTTCCTTCAATACTTACCTGCAGATTATTCTTCTGAATAGTAAAGTTAACATTAGAAACTTTAAGTTCAACCATAAAAGTATGGTTTCCTGCTGTAACCTGTGGCATTGGTAATGGTAATCCTATAACATTATCTCCAGTTGCTAATTTTTGAACAGGCTTAAAATCGTAGTACTTTCCATCTAAAGAAAAAAGAATTGTTAAAGTACAATCCTCACTTGCTTTCCCTGTCATGGTGATATTACAATTTAAGTTTGTATCTGCTTTTGTTGTTATTCCTATAATCATTGCTGGATAACTGCTTTGTGTTATTGTAAGCGTATCAGCATTTTTCTTAATAATTACACTGCTTAAAGTACCGCTTATTGCACTGTTTATTTCCTCTAAAAGCTTACTAGTATCAAGCTTTTCAATAATTGTATTTAAAGGATCACCAAGCTCTATCTTTGTATTTATAGGATTAATTAAATCTGTCTTTTTCTTTATAACCCTTAAATCAGTTGTTACTGCTATCTTTTCATTCCTTACCTTTACAAAGTCACCAACCCCTACTTTAGTAAGATGGCTATAGTTTTTATACTCTTCTGTTTTACTAAGTTCCATAAAATCTATTGTTATAAATATTTTAGGATTAGAAACTTTTTCTGATGCTTCAATAGCTTTAGCTCTAAGATTTTCTACATCCTTACATTCCTTAAATTCAACTTTTTTAGTTATAGGATACGGCAGAAGCTTTGCTCTTTCACCTTGTACTTCTATATATCTTTCTGGTAGCAATAGATTATTTGCTCCTACTGCATATATCCTTGTAGCAAGTTCACTGGTATCCTCAATAACCTTCATTCCTTTTATGTTTTTACCGTATTTTATTAAGATCCCGTTATTTTCACCAATGGATTCTTTTATCTCTATATTGAAGTTATCTCTAAAAAGTTCTCCACCATAAATTTCTATTAATCTAAAAATAGCATCTACAGCATTAATCTCTTTAACAGCAAAAGGTGCTATATTTTCCTCTAATGCCTTAAATAAAAATAACCCTTGAAGTTCTGGCGGCATTGTTCCTTCAAGAGCCTCTTTCATGTTTGCATTAAGTATTTTAGATGATTCTATAAAGTAAAAGGCAAGATCATAAAATATATGCCTCGCCCAAACCCTAACCTTACTTATCTTGTCCTGCGTTCTCTCTACCTTATATATTCTAAAAAGCTGTCCATCAGCTTTAATAATATTGAGTTCCTCTAAGTACTGTGCTTTTTTAGATACAACAGGGTATTCAATTTCTAAACTGTAATCTCCATTTAATTCTTGATTTATCCCCGCAATAAGGCATTCATCTAAAACAGCAAGTCCGTTATTATCAAAGTTTCCTCTAGCTGTCTTCTTATCATATAAATAAATCATTACAACCACCGCCAATTTGGAACTACTTCTATTTTAGCAACACTTCCAATCCACTCAAATTTGTTAGAGTCTGCTTTTAAGATTATGAACTCACCGTTTACCTTACTATTTAAGTTATCTCCTGCATCATTATAAGCATCTTGCAAAACTGAATCTAATATGATTTTTCCTGTTATATCATTTAAGTTCACAGTAGTTTCATTAACCTTAAGGTTTACCTTTCCAGAACCATAGACTGATATTATTGGTTCACTTTTAAGCGTACCTGGATTTATTATTGAAGTACCATTTTGAGTGATAGTAAATATGTTATTTTGCACAGCATATTTAAAGGGTCTGCAATTAAATATAATTGGAAACACAGAAGTGTATTTAAATACTTGTTTAAAATCTATAGCATTAACTACTTGTGCTCTATATTTTTTATCATCTTGAAATGAAAATATTAAATCACTTTCTCCTACTCCAAATAGCCATGCCTTTATGTTATCTAGCTTTTCAGCTATGTTGTTGCCTTTAATACTGCATTCTACTGCAATTGTTATATCTTCAAAAGTACCTTCATCATATTTTAAATTTGAATCTCTTCCTGGAATATCAATATAAGATACTCTTCTTTTTGGCGATGGCAGTGGTGGTCTTTTAGAAATAATAATGCCAAAATCCGTATAGCTATTTTTTCCACCAAAATTAAAACTAAGCATTAAGCACCACCCCTTCCCATTGAAACTCTCTGCCTATAAAATTCAAGTTCATAGGCAAGTTGCTCTATATCCTTATCTGAATTATTAATGAAGTTTTCTATGTGGAGTGCTAATCCCCCACCACTATTACTACCCTTTGCTTTTTCAATTGCTCTAGCCATAAGTTCGTCAAGTCTATCAATAGGAAGAACCGCTTCTTGTCCTGCTTCACCAACACCTATAACACTGGGACTATTAAAAATACCTCCACTTGCATACCAATTAACAGCTAGGTGTGGTACACTTGGAGGTTTCAAGCTAAACTCTCCCTCAATACTAAAATGAGGAAGTTTTATTTTAGGTATTTTTATTTCTGGTAAATGTAGATTACCGAAAAATCCTTTAATTGCATTTATAGCATTACCCACAGCATTCTTTGCAGCATTTATTGGATTTTCAATAGCTGATTTTATGTCATTCCAAACTGCTGAGGTTATCCCTTTAATGCTATTCCATATTCCTGAAATTATGCCTTTTATAAATTCAAATTCTGTTTTTATAATTCCTTTAACTAAATCAATAGCTGATTTTATAACATTCTTTATTCCATTCCATAAATCAGAGGTAAGATTTTTTATACCTTCCCAGACACCCTTCCAATCACCTTTTATTGCACTAGTTATAATTTTTATAACATCTTGAATGGCTTTAAGTGTTGTATTTACAATAGTTGCTACTAAGTTAAAAGCAGTTGTTATTATCTTTACAAAATCATCACCATACTTCTTCCATATTTGATTTGCTAAGGTAATAAAGGCTTGAAACATAGCCTTTAAGCTTTCAATGACACCACTTATTAAGGTTTTAACTCCATTCCATACCGTATTTACTGAGTTTCTAAAGTCCTCGTTATTTTTGTATAAGGCTACAAAAATAGCAATAAGACCTGTAATAGCTGCTACAGCAATACCAACAGGTCCAGTTATTGTTGCAAAAGCCGCTCCTAAGGCTCCAGATGCACCACCTGCTGCTGCCATTGCTCCAGAAACAGTTCCGATTATAGTAGAGAGAGTTCCTGCAATACTTATTACCTTACCAATAATCATGATTACTGGACCTATTGCCGCTACAACTAACCCTATTTTAATAATTGTTTCTTGCTGTTCCTTTGATAATCCTTGGAATTTATCCATTAAAGGCTTTATAACTCCCATAAGCTTTTCAAGTATAGGAATCAAAAGTTGTCCAAACTGAATACCAAGTTGTTCTGCTTGCTCTTTCATTACTCTCAACTTATTGGTTGGGCTGTCCATAGTTCTTGCAAGGTCACCCTGTGCATTTTTTGTGGCATCTAAAATTGCCCCATATCTAGCTTGAACCTTCTGTGCTTCAGTAAGTTGTTCACCTTGCTTTGCTATACCATGAGAATAAGCATAGGTTTTAATTGTATTATCATTAACTAAAATACCTAATGCCTTAAGTGGCTCTGCTTCACCTGAAATACCAGACTTTAATTTTTCAAATGCCTCTTCTGGTTTTAAGTTATAAAAGGAAGCCATATCATAGGAAAGCTGAGTTAATCCTTCAGACATTTTAAGTGATTCCTGTGAAGTTAACCCCATTGATGTTAGCATAGCATTATAGGTTGCTACATTTTTTCTAACATTATATGCATTAAGTCCCAATGATTTAGATGTTTCCTCTGACCACTTCCTTGCATCACCAGCCATAGATCCCATTGCTACTTCAAAGAGATTTTCAGATTCAACTGCATCCATAGCCATTTTTATAGCAGCAGTTCCTATTCCAACTAGAGGAAGTGTTACAGCAGTTGAAAGTTTACTCCCTATAGAAGACATCTTATCTCCCACTGATTTCATCTTTTCACCTGCACTATTCATGCTTTGAGATAGCTTATACCACGCTGAACTTTTAGTATTTAATTCATTAGTTGTTTCTTTAAGCTCCCTTTGCATGTTGTTCAGTTCTGCTATGGCATAATTAAGTTTTATTTTTAGGTTTTCTGTAGCTTTTGCATCTTCACCTTTTTTCTCAACGCTTTCTTGGAAAGCTTTATTTAAAGCCGCTACCTTATCCTTTTGAAGTTCTACTTGCTTGTTTAGAGTTTCAGATTTTAATTTCAAACCTTCAGTAGATTTACCAAAGTCACCTAGCTTTGAACTGGCAGCTGCAAACTCACTTTGAACTACCTTAAGACCTCTTTGAATTTTAGTAACACCTTCTTGGAAACCTCTATCATCAAGACCTACCCTTGCTACAATGGTATTTGCATCCCTAGCCATAACCTCACCTCCTCACATGCTAAGATTCTAAAAAATAACGTTATCTATATAATCAAACTCTTCTTTATCTTCAATTCCATTGACCTTCTTATAAACTTTAAAAAGAGCTTGTAACTTCTTAGGTGTACTCTTCCAAAACTGCTCTTCTGTCATTTTTAAAAGATTTGTTCCCAAATAGAAAAGCCACTCCCAATCCCATCCTTGTGATTCGGTGTGGCTTGCTATTCCCCCATATTTTCTTCTACCTCTGGCATTGCAATGTTTAATGCTTCATTAATTGCGGTGCCTAGTTTCTCCATATCACTTAAAGTTAACATTTTTCCTACTTCTCTTAAGGTTACACTTTCATCTTCAGCTTTAATTGCTGAGTAAATCAGTGCTCTAATTGCTTTTAGTTTTCTATTCTGTAAATCCTCAAAGGCTTGATTGATATCTCCATAAATCTCTTCCAATTCACAGAAGGTGTTCATATCAAATTTAAGTTCATAGCCTTTATTTCCTATGGTAATTTTAATACCTTTATTTTTTAGTTCTGATGCTTTCATAGTTTTGGCTCCTTTCTGAATTTTTGGTATAAAAAAACAGGGATTTAGAATTCCCTGCTTTTTTTAATTATTAATTATTCTTAATTGTGATAAATAATTTTAAATCCTTCAATTTCTGCTTTATTTTTTTGTAATTGCTTTTCAAATCCATATCCTTGATTAGGTCGTCCCAACTTATCGCATATAGCTTGGGCAGCAGCTCTTTTACTTTCATAATACTCAGCGCCTACATTTACAGCTTTTTTCATAAAAAAATCATTCCTTTCTTTAAGGTTTAAACAAAATTATTTTAAAATCCAATTTTTACTTATATCTGCGTCTGCAAAACCAACCTTTATTTTATTTGATTCTTGTGCCGTAGATTCACGATCATCATAAATCTCTCCATCTTTCCAGTTGAAGTAATAATTCACAAAATCAGCTTTATATTTCTTTTTACTCAATAATTCTTCTTGAAGTTCTGTAGTGCTAAAGATTAATGTTCTATATTTAAAATTATCATTAACATTATCTTCAGTTACATATATATGATAATCAAATTCACTAACTTGACGTGGATCTTCCTTATGCCAAGAACCAATATGGTGCTTATCATAATTTGTTGATAATTTTATTTTAATCATAATTTCTTTACCATTAAGTATTGCTTTTATGATGTTATAACTTTTTTTTATAATTCTAAAGTCATTATTATTTGCTTTTAGTTTATCTATAACATAGTTCACTGCAGCAGATCTATCTATTTGTTTTCTTAATGGCTTTTCACCATTTTCACTGATAGATTTATTCTCCTTATCTATAAATTTCTGCTTACTTACAACATCTTGTTCAGATAAAAAAACTTTTATTAATGCGTACACATCACTTATATTAGATAGGGATTCATCAGTTATAAACATAGTTTCTTCAACAGATTCAGTAACAAGTAAAGCTTTAATAATCAGTTTTTGAGATTTAGTTAAATTAGGGTTAGCATCAACAAAGTCTTCATATAGGCTATTTTTCTCTAATAAATTTAGGTTTAAATTAAACATTTTTAAAACACCACCAAACTTTTAAATTTATTTCCATGTTTATAATATAGCATATATTTTAGCAAAATAGCAAGAGTATTTTACAAATAAGCATACTTTATTTTTATTTGCTTAAATTAAAGCAAACCAGCACTGAAATGCTAATTTTCTAAATATTGTATTTTGCTATGCTCAAACATTCAACAATAAAAGTTTTGATTTAACACAAATTTTTTATAAAAATGTATATTTACTCTTTATTAACTTACAAAATCATACTGCTAAGATTGCTTTTTACTAACTAAACTTGTTGAACTGGTTCTGCAGGCACATTTGCAAACCACCCACTAACAATTGTTGCATCTACTCCTTCAGCATCCTCATCACATATAAATCTATAATTCCCATCAAAATCCCTTGAGAAAAACTTTCCTTTAAGCTTTGCACTTTTAGCTTTTGGCTTTTCTCCTTCTGTATCAAACTCATCCGTTGCAAGTTCAAACTTACCTTTTAATAGCCATACATATCTATACTTTCCATTATTCTTCTTGGATTTAAAACCTAATGCTATTGTTGGTGGTATGTCATCTTTATTTTCAACTAATACACCCTTTACAACCTTTGCTCCTTGAAGCTTGGCTCTACTAGAAAGTGATAGTTGATTTACTTCAATTTCTACATCTATTCCTTCAAATGCAGTGATAATATCTTCAACTGAATCATCAGAATAAATATTATCTGAATTTGTTTTTGGATTAAGTTTAGCACCTATTGCCCTTTCTAGTTTTTCTGGCTTACTATATGTAGCACCAGTGCTATCATCCTTTGATAATACTGCTATGTGTATATCTCTAAGACCTATCTGCCTTGCCATATTTATTCACCCTCTTCTAAATAATAAAATTTTAGACCTTTATGATAGATTTTTGTATCTTCTTCATAAAGGTCTATTTCATTTAATCTTTTAAACCCTGCTTTCAGCATAAGTTCTTTTATATTTTTAACTACATCTGTATAATCAGCTTTTGACCAAACATCTACTTGAATATAATGTGCTGTGAAAGTTTCTTCATCATCCTCATATTCTTCTCCTGCAGCTAAATATTCATGAAAAGTAATGTAGTTTTCTGATTTATCACTATACTTTTGAAAGGCTATTGGAATCTTAATTGGCTTTAAGGTATCTATTATCAGTTTATTTATCATTCCTCAAGTCCCCTTTTCAACTCTTCCATAATGGTTTCATTAATTTCTCTCTTATTCTCAAGGATAGAATTTTCTGCCCAATGTTGTGCTGGCTGTGTGCTTGTACCCCACTCACTAAATTTTGAATAAAAGAACTCTGAATTATCTCCTTTATTAGGACCTATTTCAATAAAGTCCACACCATTTTCTTTTTCTACATCTGAAATTTTAATATTATCAGTCATATGCTTTTTATTTAACTTTGATACTGGAGCTTTTTTCTCCATAGAGCTTTTTACTAAGTTTCCAGCCTTATTAAGAGCCTTTTTCTTTATAATATCTCCTTTAGCTCCTAGCTTATTTACTTTGTCGATAATTTCTTGCATACCTTCAAGCTCTATCCTAGCCACTGATATCAACCTCAAAAGCTTTAATTTCTATATACTTTTTTTCATATTTAATGTTATCAATAGAGGTTATATTGTACTGTTTTCCTTCAAAATTTATTCTCATACTTTCAGTAATATCTTTAATAAATCTAACAGTAAACTTTACAGTCTTTTCAGCTTGAACAGTGGCTGCTGCAAAGTACTCTCTGCCATTTAGATTAGAAACAGCTGCCCACACGGTCTTATGATCTACCCAAGTTTCAGCATCAAATCCATTTTCGTTAGTAGTTGCAACTAAGCTTTGAAAAGTAATTCTATGTTTAAGATTTCCTATTTTCACAATATCACCAGCTTTCTTTCCTATATGCAAATAAAAGCCTTGTCATAACCTCAATAACAGCCTTAATATCAGCCTTTTCACGTTCTTCATACATATTGGCTACAGCATATAAAATTGACTGTTTTACCGCTTCGGGTATTACAGTTAGCTCTGCTAAAGGATACCTTAATACTCCTTCACACAATTCTTCAGCCACTAAAATGAAATTAGTGATGAGCGTATTTTCCTCATCACCATCAACTCTTAAATACAATTTAACTTCTTCAAGTGAAAGAACCATACGCTCACCTGCCTTTCTTACTCAGAAAACCTTGGTTTATCACTTATTGCATAAATTGCTCCTGGTACAGTAGAAGAAGTAACTGCTGTAGTTTTTAAAACTACTCTATCAAATCCCTTTGAAGCTAGGCTATTGGCTGTTACTTTTATAAGAAAGTATTTACTTGCTCCTGCTGTTCCTCCAATAGATACTTGCTTTCCTGTTGAGGATACTTCTACAAATTCACTACTACCTTTTTCAGTAAATAAAAAAGGAACTGCTGATGATGTACCAGTAGCTCCTGCTTTGCCCTCAACTATAATAGTTGTGTTTCCTGCTGTACCTTCCCCACTTTCTATTAAAAAGGTAACTTCTCCATAATTGTTAAGTTCTATTTCAGATGTTGTAATTGCTGAAGCAAATATTGCTCCAGGTGCTTTTAAATCCGTTATCTTCATATATATTAAACCTCCTCTAGTTTCTCTTAGCTAAAGCTACGAATGGACTTGTTGAACTGCTACCCTTATATGGTGTAAGTGGCTTATTCCATATTGGCTGACCATCAACTCTGTAGATAAATCTAAATACACTTTCATCATATAAGAATCTAACATGAATAGATGAAGCTGCATTAATTCCACCTTTATCAATTAGAAGGTACTGGCTCATATCTGCTAAAATAATATCCCCTACTTCCCCAACTGCTGAGCATTGTTCAAGTGGCATCACTGGTCTTCCAAACAAAGTAGCATAAGGTACTTCTGAAAGTCCTCCTGCTGGAATATATACTGGTTTATCTCCTATTTTTAAAGTATAAAGAAGAGGTTCTATTTCTTGGTTAACATACCAAACAGCAGTAGCTCTACTTCTTGCCCATAATCTAGACCACATGTTCAATAAATTTTGAACTGTAATCAATTCTGTTTGTCCATTTTCCTTTGGTACTTTAACTAAAGCATCAGAGCTTAATATTCCAAGAGGTTGACCACTACCTATACCATTTAAAATAGCATCATCCATTTTAAATCCAAACTCTTCTGCAAAAGCTTGTCTTAACACACTTTCTAATGCCGCTGCATCTGTTAAAAGCTCATCTGTCGCATAACAAAGTCCTGTAAGTTTCTTAAGGGATAAATCCATTGTTCTAAACTTTGGCTTAGATGATGTGTGCTGATCTGCTTCATTCTCCCAGTAAGTTTGAACTCCACCCCATCTTGAACCATTAGCTCTGCTACTTTCATCCACTGCATTAATTTTCAACCCATTAGCATTAGTTGAAATAGGAATTTTTCTAACCTTTGAAGCAAGAATCCCTGTTTCATAGGTTTTCTTTAAAAGTTCAGTTACAAAGTCCTGTTGAACTAAAAATCCTCCATCAGAAGGAACACTTTCATTCATACCACTAGCCGCTCTAGTTGTAAGTCTTAGGTCAATTCTTCCATCTGGTGAAGCCGACCTATATACTGCCATCATTTGTTCTCCAAAGCTAGCAAATCTTTTCTCATCATTTTGAGGTGTTGGCTTTACTGGTGGTATATCAGTAGCTGGTGTAGGTTCATCATCTACTCCTATAGCCTCTGCTCTTTTAATAGTTTCATCCCATTTGCGCATCTCTTCCTCAAATTGCTTTACATTCTTATCCTCTTCATCAGTTAAAAATCTACCTTCCTTTTGAGCTTGGTCTATTACCGCTAAAGCCTTTAATCTTAAATCATTTTTTCTTGCTAACATCTCTTTAATTTTCTTATTCATACACTTTTCCTCCTTAAATTAGGTTGAATTTTTGTTTTAATATTTCTAGTTGCTTTATATTTTTAGATTTATCAGCTTCATTATTATTTTCAAGCTGTGTCTTTCTTGCTTCATAAACATCATCAGCACTTCTAACACCAACACTTGTCTGTGTATATGCTGGAAAGGTTACTGGAGATACATCAAAAAGCTTTACTTTATGAAGCTCTCTAACATCCATTCCATCTTCATGTCCCCATCTATCTTCGAGAACTAAAAAACCGAAGCTCATCTGACTGATGTCGCCTCGGTCTATACTTACAGTTAAATCTCTTGCCCATTGAGTATCTGGTGGAGTAATTCTAACAAGTAAGCCTTTTTGTGTTTCTTTTAATTCTAGGGTTCCTGCTTTATTTCTACCAAGTACATAGTTTGGATCATGATTAAAAAGTGCTCTAATATCATCAGTTTGAATTGAATCACTAAAGGCTCCTTGTACTACCTTTTCTTTAAAAGCAAACATACCTCCAAGTTCCTCAGACCATTGGTTAAAAACAGCAGCATGACCTTCAATTACTGGAACTGCTGTATTTTCATTTTCTTCTGCATTAACTTCCATCAATCTTAGTTCCGTAAGTTCCACTGTTCTTCTTTCCATCTGACTTTTGGTTGCCATTATCTTCACCACCCTCTCTTTTTAAAGCTGCTGTTGCAGTCATCATATTTCCATTAACAAGATATAAATCCCCTCCCATTTCTTCTGGGATAGGGTTTAGTTCTTCTAAATCTCTTATGTCATTTGCACTGTACCATCCATTTTGCCTTCCTACTGCATAACCATCCATCCTTGTTTTAAAATCTCCTCTAAGAAGTCCATCAACAGTAAATTTGGCAAAATAAATAGCCCTCTCCTCTTCAGGAATAAGAGCTTTCTGTATTGCTTGTTCCCACCTTACAAGCCAAGGTCTAATTGTATGAACCACAAAATCTATAGATTGATGCTCTATATTAGAAAATGTAGCTCTTTCTAAATCACCTATTAAATGTGGTGGTACTCTAAATATCCTACAAATCTCATTTAGCTGAAATTTACGTGTTTCTAAAAACTGTGCATCATTTGGAGGAATACCTATTTCTTTATATTGCATACCTTCCTCTAAAACAGCAATCTTATGTGAATTCTGAACTCCTTTATAAACCTCTTCCCATGACTTTCTCAGCCTTTCTGGGTCTTTAACTATGCCTGGATGTTGAAGTATTCCTCCTGGTCTTGCTCCATTAGAAAAGAACCTTGAACCAAACTCCTCTGTAGCTTGTGCTAAACCAATAGTTTCTCTAGCCATAGAAATTGGAGATAATCCTTTAATACCATCAATACTGAGTCCTTGAATATGAAGTATTTGTTCACCAGTATAAAGAATTTCTTGTGTTCCACTAGTATATTTATAAATCAATTTATTAGTTACTGGCTCTCTTTCTATTCTTATATAAGCAGGATGTAATGGCCATAACTCTACTATTTGATTTCCTCTTCTTGTTATTTGAGCATAAGCATTGCCCCATAATAACAAATGTGTCATCATAGTTTCTCTAAAGGAAAAACTAGTCATATCACTATTAGGCATATCATGAAGTACAGTATACAAAGGATGATATGTTGCTTTTTCCTTACCTCTTGGAAGTCTTTTATACAAAGGTAATGGTAAACTTGCTACAGTTTCTGCAATAACTCTCACACAAGCATAAACAGCAGATGTTCTCATTGCAGTTTCTTCATTTACTACAATACCCGCTTTATTACTAATATTTAAATCTTCACCAAGTAAAAAAGCCTTCACTCTATCTGGGATAGGTGCGGCTCTTGCTTCAAATCTATTTTTTAAAAAAGGTATTCTCATCGGTTTACCTCCTATTTATGCAATAAAAATACCACCCTATTTAATAGGATGGTTAAATGAACTATTTTTCTAATGTTCTTCTTCTATATACAGAGAGTCAAGCATATATCCTAATAAACCCTCTATATGCCCTCTTTCTCTACTATCATTAACTTGTATATACTTAAAATAACAATTTTCTTTTATCCAAAGCTTAGCCTCGTTATAATCTGTTATATTAGGAAAATTGTCATTATCCTCAACCAAATATTTTTTTAGTCTTGCTGTTGACTTGTTGCCTTGAAGATGATTTGTATATAGTCTTCTTCTTAGCTTTTTTGTTCTACCAACATACAATACAGAATCTGTATTTTTATTAGATATTGCATATACTACTTTTAAATCTTCTTCTAACATACTAGGAGTAAGATTTTTAAAGTAAATAACTGGTGACTCTTTATATCTATCCATTATTTCAAGCACTTCACTTATTTGCTTACCCATTAATCACACCTCGTCTTAAGGTATATTATTTAACTTAAAATAAGTTATACCTTTAATATCCATTCCATTATTTTTATATCTCCCAAATCCCCATACATCTTTCCTATCAATCATAACCTTAAATAGTATTAATCCAAAGCACTGTCCTGATAAATCAATATTATTATTACATGCCTTAGTATAAATTGGTTCATAAACAGTACCTGTCCAATCATTTCCTGGTATCCAACTAGATGTATTTACATCATTACCATCAATACGATTATTAAGTTCATCAATAATAGCATCATACTCTACTGTACTCAATCTACTAACCCATAAATTAAATTCTTTACTATGAGGAACTTTAGTAATATATTTACAGCTATCTATAGAATAAAGCATGTTTTACCCCTCCTAATTTCTTTTAATATAAAACTGTGTATTTGAAGAATCCTTTTCTGCCACTTCTACACCCGTTATCATGTTTTGCGTAACTTGTGTGTAAAAATTTTTACCTAATGAAAGCTTTGTTCCTCTAGAAATATTCAACCAATCCGTTCCAAATACTAGCTTTATCGAGAACTTTGTACCTGACGGTATTCTAGCAACCTTTTCTTTTAACTCTGATAATCTTTTTGAAAACTCACCATCTTCTAGTGCTTTATGCTTAAGAAATTGTGGTATTGTTAAACCTGCCTCATTTGCCAGTTTTTTTACTAACTCAATTTCTGTTTCTGTAAATGAAACCTGAACATTAACTTTCTTAGCCATAATATACCCCCTAATATTATTATATAGACATATTATAACTTTTTTTATATAACTCTGCAACATATTTTATATAACAAATATGTTTTTTTATATAACTATTATTAAAGTACAAGAATTCCCCTATTATCGTATACACTTTCCTTTCTTTCATGTCTTATAGACCTATCTAAAGCCATAATCAAAGCAACAGCTCCATCTATCTTTTCAGTGGACTTTTCTTTATCTGGTTTAATATTTCCTGCTGGATCTGTTCTTACATGAATATTATCCATCATCCACTTAAGTACTGGATGTCCTCCAT